TGATACTGTCAAGGCCCTGTATGCGGCCTACGTGAAGCGGCTGCGGGATGATGAAGGAAAAAAGGTTTCCGGAGTCCTGTACCAGCAAAATGGGGACTACATGGGCCTGATCAACGTGAAGAACGGCGTGGTGCTGGCTGACGGGACTACCGTCACCGGAGACAAGGCTGTGGCCTGGGTAACCGGCGCAACGGCCGGCGCAGAAATCAACGAGAGCTTGACCAATACCGCCTATGACGGTGCTGTGGATGTGGATATCAAATACACCCGGTCCCAGCTTGAGGCTGCAGTGCAAGCCGGAGAGTTTGTCTTTTATGGCGATTACGGCACGGCGCGGGTCTTGATGGACGCCAACAGTCTGACCACCTTCGGGCCTGGTGTATCCGAAGACTGGGCGTCTAACCGGGTGGTCAGGGTGATGGACGGCTGGGCCAACGATGTAGCCAGGATCTTCGGCGCGTCCTACATTGGCCTGATGACCAACAGCGATACCGGCCGACAGTTGTTCAAGGCTGACTTGGTGTCTCTGGGTATGCAGTACCAGATACTGGACGCAATCAGCAATTTCAAATCCGAAGACATCACCGTGCAGCAGGGAGCCGGAAAGCGAGATGTGTCCGTGGCCTGCGCCTTGCAGCCCAACGACAGCATGGAAAAGCTGTATATGACCGTGACGGTCAACTAAGGGAAGGAGTGAACCGAGATGAAGACTTTGAACGCGCCGGATACCATTTCTGGCCGGGAGGGGCGAGCTTACGCCAAAATCAATGGCAACAACGAAGAACTGTTCTTCGCCAAATCCGTCGAGGCCTCGGTGGAGAAATCCAAGTCGGAAGTCAAGGCCATCGGAAAGCGCATGACCGGCCACAAGACCACCGGGGCAAACGGGACTGGATCTATGACCCTGTACTACCTGACACCGCTATTCCGGCAGATGCTGAAGGAGTGGAAGGACACCGGTGCGGACGTCTACTTTGACCTGGTGGTCGAAAACGATGATCCCGCTTCTGCCGCCGGGAAGCAGTCGGTCCTCCTGATGGGCTGCAACCTGGATTCCGTTGTCCTGGCCAAGCTGGACGGCGACAGCGACGACCCCTTGGACGAGGACGCCGATTTCACCTTTGAGGATTTTGACATCCTGGAAGCATTCAACAAAATCTAACAATGGAGGAACTTTGACATGGGTAAACTGCAAGATTTTCTGATGGAATCCGACATTCGCACCGAGAAGACCGAGGTCCAGATTGCGCCTTTCCCGTTCCCGTTTGTGATCCAGTCGATCACCGAGGGAGAGAACAAGGCTATCCGGCGGAGCTGCCAGAAAGCCAATTTTGACAAGCGGACCCGCCAGAAGCAGACGGAGACCGACACCGACCTGTATAACAGCCGCCTGGTGGCCGCCTGCTGCGTGGAACCTAACTTCAAGGATGCCGCCCTGCAGGAGAAATACGGAGTTCGTGGCGCGGAAGACCTGATCAACCGCGTCCTGAACCCCGGCCAGTACACGGACCTGCTCCTGGCCATCCAGGAGATCAACGGCTTTTCTGACGACATCAACGATCTGAGGGAAGAGGCAAAAAACTAATCACGGGGGGCGGAGATGATGCGCAGGCCGACGGGGAGTCGGTCTACGCACATTACGCCCTCCAGCGGTTGAAGATTTTACCGGGCGTGCTTTTGGCCCTCCCCAAGCGGGAGAGGGCCTTTGTATATGCCTCCATCGACCTTCAAATAGAGAAGGAGAAAGAGGAAGCGAAAAAGGCAAAGCGGCCAAGGGGCAAGAAGGGCAGGTGACAGTATGGCGGACGTATCTACACAATTTGCAATCCAGGACCGGATGACATCCAAGATCAACGCCATGATCAACGCTTCGGAACGACTGAATCGAACCTTGGACGAAACCGATGCTTTGACCGAATCGGTGGGAGATGGCCGAAATTATGACGAAATTGTTGACGCCGCCAATCGTGTAGCCGACGCCCTTGACTGCATGAATCAGCGACAGGAAGATGCTGCCAATAAGGTGAGGAAGACAAAGTCTGAGTTTCAGACACTAGCCGATACAATTCAAGACCTTGCGGTTGTGCGTTATGCCAAAAAGTACGGAGACCAGATTTTAGACCTGTCCGATAGTCTAGTGGCTACCCGTGCGCGCCTAGATTTGATAAACGACGGCTTGCAGACAACGGAAGAGCTACAGGATATGATCATGAAGTCTGCCAACCGCTCCCGAGCCTCCTACTTGTCCACTGCTGACGCTGTTGCAAAAATGGGCATTATGGCCAAGGATGCCTTTTCCAGCAATGAGGAGCTGATAGACTTCGCCGAGCTTATCAACAAGCAATTTACCATATCTGGAGCAGAGGCAAGCCAGATTGATGCGGCTATGCTGCAGTTGACGCAGGCCATGGGTTCGGGAGTCCTCCGGGGCGAGGAGCTGAACAGCATCTTCGAGCAGGCGCCAACGATCGTCCAAACAATTGCAGACTATTTAAACGTGTCCATTGGCAAAATTCGTGAGATGGCATCTGAAGGAAAGATTACATCGACTGTTGTTAAAAATGCTATGCTGGCATCGGCAGACGAAATCAATGCAAAGTTCGAGAGTATGCCGATGGCGTTTGCACAAGTTTGGGAACTGGCAAAAAATATAGCGTTGGAGACGTTTGCGCCAATCATAACTACAATTGGGGAGGCGGCCCAATGGATTTACGACAACTGGTCCAACATAGAACCGGTGTTCTGGGGATTGGCGGCCGCAGTGCTGTTTTACGCAGTTGCTACATGGATTGCAGACGGAGCGGCTAAGGCGCTTTTCACAACATTGATGCATGATCCAATATTTTGGATTGCCCTGGCCATTGGGGCTTTAATAGCCATTATCTATAAGTGGATCCAGTCTGTCGGTGGACTGAAAGTCGCGTGGCTGATCGCCTGCAACGCGATCCTGACGGCCTGGTCCTGGGTGAAGATCGGCTTTATGACCGGCGTCTACTGGGTGATGAACCTATTCAACCGGTTGCAGCTTACCTTCGCAACGGTCAGCACGAACATTCAGAACTTCCTGGGTGACATGAAGGCCGGCGTACTGATGATCCTGCAAAACATGGTCAACGGTGCGATTGACATTATAAACGACTTTATCAACACCCTGAACCAAATCCCCGGCGTCAACATCGGCCTGATCGACCAGGTGACTTTCGGGACTACGGCCCAGCTTGAAAACGAAGCTGCCAAACAGGCAAGAGCGGCCGACCTGGCCGCCTACCAGGACCAGATCAACCAGCAGATCGCAGACCGCGACGCCGCCCTGGATTCTATGAAGGCCCAGGCGCGCGCAGAAACGGCCCAGAGAGAAGCGGAAATTGCTACCGCGAAAGCGGAGGCAGCTGCGGCAGGAGCCGAGAGCGAAAAGGATTGGCAATCTTACTTGGGAGGCGAAGGCTTTGGCGGGGATGTTGATAACGTGGGCCATGTGGGGTCCGTTGGAGAAATCGAAGAGGACGTCAACATCGCCGAAGAGGACCTGAAGTTCTTGCGAGACGTGGCCGAAATGCGCTATGTCCAGAACTTTGTGACCCTGACGCCTACGGTGGCCATTGACGCCCAGGTGAGTGAGCGGGTGGACTACGAAGAACTTGCCCGGCGGATGGAGCGGGAGCTGGAGGACGAGTTCGTAGCAGCTGCGGAAGGGGTGTATGCATGATGAGCTATGCGATGACTTTGATTGCGGCAGGAAAGGAAATTATCATCCCGGTCCTGCCGTCAAAGTTGAAAGTGGCGTCCTCAGGGGACAACGAAACCGATACCGTCCTGGGTCTGGGGGAGATCCTGATCCTGCGGCAGAAGAGGCTGCGGACCGTATCCTGGGACAGCTTTTTCCCGGCTCACAGCGCCCCATATGCCCCTAGGACCATAACGCCCCCGCTGGAGCTTGTCCGGGCTATCCAGGCGGCACGGGATGCGCTGCAGCCGGTGCGACTACTGATTACCGGCACAGACCTGGACATCAACGTCCGGATGGGCATCGAATCTTTTGACTACGAAGAGCGGTCCGGGGAGCTGGGAGATCTGTACTACTCCGTCAAACTGTCTGAGTGGAAGGACTATTCCCCCCGCCGGATTGTGCTGCAGGAGAAGAAGCCGGTTGCGAAAGAGCAAAGCCGCACAGGGCAGCCGGGGGGAGCACCCAAAACGTATACCGTAGTCAGTGGAGACTGCCTGTGGAACATCGCAAAACGATTTTATGGGAAGGGCGGAGACTGGCCCAAAATCTACGACGCAAACAAGGCAATCATCGGGGGCAATCCCAATCTGATCTACCCAGGGCAGGTGTTTACGATTCCATGAGTATATCAATTTTATACCAAAATAACCGCACCGGCGATGCATTTGATATCACGTCCCTGTGCACCGGCGCCAAATGGGCCACGAAGAGGATAGGAACACCGGCCTCTCTGGAGCTTACCACCTTTGCCAACAGCGATGTTGCGTGGACCCATGGCGGAATCCTGGCCCTGAAGGATGACAAAAACGGCCTGTTTTACGGCTATGTGGTCAAGGTCAGTCAAAACGAAAAGGACCAGGTCACCGTGACCGCCTACGATCAAACCTGGTACCTGAAGAAGAACAAGGAGACCTATGTATTTGCCAACAAGCGGGCGGATGAGATCTTAACGCAGATTGCAGCAGATTTTGACCTGGTCTGCGGCGCTATGGAAAATACCGGTTACGTCATCCCGTCTATGGTGGAAGACGGACAGACCTTGTTTGACATTGCTCTGACGGCCCTGGACCATACCCTGGTCCATACCGGCAAGATGTATGTCCTGTGGGATGACTTTGGGTCCCTGCGGATTACCGACGTGGCAAAATCCAAGCTGGACCTGTTCGTCGGTGACCGGAGCATAGCCACCGGCTACACCTACGAATCCGAGATTGATTCCGAGACCTATAACAAGATCAAGCTGGTTCGGGACAATAAAACGACCGGGAAGCGGGATGTTTACATCTTCCAGGATTCCAACAACATGACCTTCTGGGGCGTGCTGCAGGACTATGAGACTGTGCAGGAGGGCATGAATGAGGCACAGATCAAGGAGCGTGGCGGCCAAATGCTGGAGCTGTACAACCGCCCCAAGAGGTCTTTCGAGGTTAAGGCTCTGCTGGATTTATCCGTCCGGGCTGGCCGTGCGTTATATATTGGCATTGAGAGAGCCGGCGTGAACGCCTGCTACATTGTGGAGGAGCACAGCGCCGATCTGCTCAAAGAAACCATGACACTGAAGCTGAAGGTGGTGTGATATGTCCATTTTAGACACGATGAAGAAGATTGCGGAGCAGTCGCAAAACGCGACAGTTCCGGCAGCCTTTTTGTTTGGCCAGGTAACGGCCGCTTCCCCTCTTGTCGTCCGGGTGGACAACAGATTTGATCTGTCCGCCAGCGCCCTTGTGACGCTTAAGGAAAAGGACGGAGATCCGCTGGCCGTCGGCGACAAGCTGGCGTTGCTGCGGAATCATGGCGGCCAGTCGTTTTTGATTTTGGGAAGGGTGTGATATTTATGGCGTTGATTCCTGGGCAGAGCGCCGGGACGCTTAGCCTTACCGTGGATATCACACCTGCCGCCAGCCAGACAACCAGGACCTATAAAATGGACCTGGAGACGGGCCGTGTCACTGGCTACGTGGATGGGACAGAGGCAATGCGCCAAGCGATCCTGAAAATCCTGTTGACAGAACGGTTTGCCTATCTGATCTACTCCTGGGATTATGGGATAGAGCTGAACGGAACCTTCGGTCGGAGCGCACAGACGCTGGCCAGCGAAGCAAGGCGCATTGTGCAGGAGGCATTGCTGGCAGACAGCCGGATTACTGGAATCACGGATTTCAGTGTCAGTCGGCCAGACAAGCGTACCATATCCATCCAATTCACAGCAGAAACAATTTTCGGGGAAATCCCGGTAGAAAGGACGGTGACGAGAAATGTATGAGGAAATGAGCTTCGAGGCCATCATGGAACGCTGCTTGGGTCGTGTGGCAACCTCTGTGGACAAGCGGGAAGGATCCATCATCTACGACGCTATTGCGCCGGCGGCTGCCGAGCTGGCCATCATGTACATCGAGCTGGCCTACTTGATGGACCGGGCATTCCCGGACACGGCCACCGGTGAAGACCTGACAAAGAAGTGTCGGGAACGGGGTGTACTGCGAGCAGCCGCAACCTACGCTGTCCGGAAGGGATATTTCGAAACGGCAAATGGGACGGGCTGCAATGTGGCGCTGGGGACCAGGTTTTCCGGCGGGGATATCAACTTTGCCGTCACCGCCGAAATTGCGCCTGGGCAATATCAGCTGACCGCAGAGACTGCCGGGGCGGTTGGAAACGAGTACATCGGAACCTTGTATCCGATTGACTACGTGCCTGATTTGGCGGCTGCCCGGCTGGAAGATATCCTGATCCCCGGAGAAAATGAAGAAAGCGATGATGCCCTCCGGGCCCGCTATTTTGAATCCCTGGAATTCCAGGCTTTTGGCGGGAATATCGCCGACTACAAAAATAAGGTGGAGCTGCTTCCGGGCGTAGGAGCTGCAAAGGTAATTCCTGCCTGGAACGGCGGCGGGACCGTGAAAGTACTTATCATCAGCAGCGAATGGGGCGCACCTTCGGCGGATCTGGTCCAACGTGTCCAGGAGGCGATTGATCCCGCTGGAACGCAAGGGTCCGGTTTGGGGCTTGCCCCCATTGGCCACACCGTCACGGTAGAGGGTGTGGCCAGCAGCACGATCAACGTTTCCTTCAGCCTGGCCTTTGGCTCTGGCGGCACATGGTCTGGGGTTCAGGCAGCGGTGAAAACGGCAGTTCAAAGTTATTTTGCCGAATTGTCCCGCGCCTGGGCCGATACCGACACGCTGGTTATCCGCGTCAGTCAGATTGAAACTAGGATCCTGGGCGTCCCCGGGGTGATTGACATCACAAACACCAAAATCAACGGAAGCGCTACGAATTTATCCCTGGAATCCAACAAAATCCCTGTCCTGGGGGTGATCACGAATGGAACTTAGGGAATACTGGCCGCGATATCTGCAAGGACTTTTGGAGTTCGGCCAGATAGCGGATGCAGAGCAGCCCGAATTTGACCGGGCGCTACAGGCTGTGCAAGCTGCACCAGACGACTTTTTCTTCGAAACCTTATCCGAATATGGGTGCAGACGGTGGGAGACTATTTTAGGGATTTCTGCGGCCGAGAGCAACCCCATAGAGGAACGCCGGGTGCGAATCTGTGCCGCGTGGGACACGGAACTGCCGTATACCTACCGCTGGTTGGCAAAGTGGCTTGCATCCATCTGTGGAAATGACAATCCCTTGCCGACTATCAGCGGGTATACACTCAGGCTGAGCTTGCCTGTGTCGGTTGATTACCCGTGGATTTTGGACGATCTGCGGCGGCGCATCCCGGCCAACCTGGTGATTGCGCCCACAATCCTGCTTACCCAAGCAGCATCTAAGCTGTTTGTCGGGTCCGCCGTCCGGCTATCCGTCAAGCAGTCCATGACTGTATTTGCAGATGGAGGCGACGGGATGACAGCCTTTACGGACGAATCCGGCGCAATACTTACGGATGAGCGCGGCAAAATCTTGTATGTGGAGGAAACACTATGACGCCAAATTTGACAAGCAAAGGGCATGTACTACTGCTGCGGGCGCTGGATGGGGAGGCCTTAAAATTTACCCGGATCCAGCTGGGCAACGGCGCGGCCCAAAACGCCAAAAGCGCCACGGCCCTATCCAATCCGCTGGTCACATTGCCGCTGACGAAGATGGTGACCGGGAGCCAGTACATCACGCTGACCAGCTCTTTTTCCAATAATGAGATTACGGCTGGCTTCCGGATCACGGAGGCCGGCATCTGGGCAGAGGATCCGGACAACGCCGGGAGCGAAATCCTATATGCCCTTGGCAACGAGCCGGAGGGTACGGCGGACTATGTGCCGAGCAAGGATAATCGCATATTGGAGTTGGAGTACAGCGTCATGATCTTCGTGGGCGAGGCCCAGAATGTGACCGCCGAAATCAGCGAATCCCTAGCCTATGCCAGTGCCGCCGAGCTGAAAGCTCACATCGACAACAAACAAAATCCCCATGGGGTAACCGCCGAACAAGTTGGGCTGGGCAATGTGCCCAACGTAGGGACCGATGATCAAACTCCCACCTACGCCATCCCCGGCAGCCTGGCGGCGTTGGTTTCCGGGGAGAAACTGGGAACGGCCATGGGTAAGATAGCACGGGCAGTGCTGAATCTGATTGACCACCTAAAGGACAGTACGGCCCATATTACCGCATCGGAGCGCAGCAAATGGAACAACAAGGCAGCCGGATCCCATACCCACGGCGCTGCAGACATCAACAGCGGCATCCTGGGTGTGACGCGCGGTGGCACGGGAAAAAGCGGCTGGACGGTTAACCGGCTGATGTACCCAACATCGGAGACCAACATTGGCCAAATGGCAGCTCCATCCCAGGACGAGATGTACCTGTGCCAGAACCAAACTGGGGCACCCTTTTGGAAGAAAATTGTGCACCCAACCATCCCGCCAACATCCGAGGCAGGAACTTACGTTGGCGGCGGAAAAACCGGCAGTAACGCCAAAAACACCATCACATTCCAGGGCGGGGCACCCAAAATGATCTATATCAAGCAGCGGGGCACGGGCGCCTGGGGGCTGTTACTCTTTACTGGCTCCGGTGGGGATGGTTTTTCGGTGGTTAACGGCGTCACTTGCAATTTGACAGCGACTGCGTCCGGTAATACCGCGTCTTGGTATTACAACTCGACCGAATCCCACCCGGCCAATCAGCTGGACATCAATATGCAGACTTACTACTATGTGGGGGTGTTTTAGCCATGGACTATCAGAGGATTACGGATGTCCCTGCCGTTTCAAACTTGTCTGGCAATGACAGCATCTACATCCGGCAAGGGGATACATTCCGGCGTGTGTCGATCCCTGATTTTTTGCAGGCGTTGGGCATCCAGGACGGCAATGATGGCGTATCCCCAACTGTGACAATTACGACAATCCCTGGCGGCCACCGGCTGACCATCGCGGACGCCGATGGGCCCAAAAGCTTTGACGTGATGGATGGCGGCACCAGCGACTTTATCACTTTTGGGGGTAGCTGCAGCACAGCCGCCAACGTGCAGGCAAAGGTAGTGCAAAGCGGCACAACAGGCATTGGGCCTGGCGCTACCCTATACGCCAATTTTGCATATGCCAACACTGCTGCAAATCCTACCCTATCAGCCGGGGGTATCACTGCATCCGTTGTGGGACCGAATTTGCAGCCCATTGAGGCGGCGGTGCTGACTGCCGGGCTGCACCAGTTGCACCTGTTGGCTTACCTCGATGCAACTGGCAGCGCCACGACAGTGTGGGTGTTGCTGGATAAGGCTGGACGGGATGGCCAGGACGGAGCACCGGGGGCAGATGGGCTAGGACTGCCGGCCCCAGGCGAGGATGATAATGGCAAAGTGCCTGTGGTTAGGGGTGGGGAATACACCCTGGAAACACCAGCATCGCCAGTTAGCGGGGTAATCGCAGATGGCTACTGTGGCACGGCTGCAAATGCGGAAATCAAGGTCGAACAAGGCTATATCAATCAGGAAATCGTCAATGGGACCGTTGTGATCATCTGCTTTGCGAACGCCAATACGCATGTGGCACCGAAACTAAAGGTTAACGGCGTCCAGGGGCCGATCATTGGATCCGATGCAACTACAGGCAGTGCCGGCCCGCTGACCAAAGGCCTGCATATATTTGTGTGGCTTGCACGATACAGCGGTTGGTGGATGCTGGACGGAGCATCTACTGCTTTAATGGCCGCAGTGGAGGAGGGGCTGGCATAATGGGTGTGCGAAAAGATGGCCTAACGCAATACATCCAGCAGCTGGAGGCGCTGAAAGCCGGTATACCGGCAATTATGAGCAAAATTGCTGCTGGCGAAGGCGACTACGCAGTAAAGCAGGCCAGATTGATCTGCAAGAATGATCACGTTGTCAGCACCGGCGCATACCGCCGGAACTGGCAGAGCGACAAGGCTGCAAAGCGCAGCGGGCACCGCTACATCGTCCGATTTTACAATCCGCTGGACTATGCCAGCCACCTGGAGTATGGATTCCGGAGCCACTTTGTGCCGGGCCACTGGGAGGGCAAAACTTTTGTCTACAGCCGCAACGATCCCAAAGGTGGCATGTACGTTGGCCCGAAGGGCGGATATGTGCGGGGCAAATTTGTAATGCGACGGGCTATAAAACGCACAAAAGATACCCAGAAAGTACGGATTGAGCGGAAAATCATGCAGGAAATCAAGAAAAGGCTGGAAGGGAGGTAAGCAGATGCCGAATATTGCAATCAATATCCAAGGTCAAGCCCTGACCGCCATGCCGGACAAGCCATTGGTATCCCGATCTGTGGGTGAGGTAACTTGTACTGTGACGCTTGATGATAGCTGGGCAGGCTACACCGTCACACTGGTATTTGCTGCCGACAAGGTACAAAAGTCTGCCTTGGTGCCCAGTAACGGCGTGCTTACAGTGCCCTGGGAAGTGCTGGACCGCCCAGGATGCCTGCGGATATCTGCAGTAGGCCATGCGCCAGGCAAGCGCCGGCCTACCGCCATCATGCAACAGCCGCTGGTGATTGCGGCAAACGGGCGAATCGAGGGTACCCCACCCCAGGAGTATACCCCTGCCCTGTGGGAGCAGATGATGGCCCGGCTGGAGGAGACCTCGGGCACCGCTGGAAAGAGCCTCCGGCTAATCTATCGCGGCAAGCTCCTGAGGCCGGTGTCTGCAATTAGCATATCGCATGGTGCCGACGGTAATCCAATTGCGCTCAGGGAGCTGTATACCCAGGCCTATATCCCCGGCAATCCAGATCTTTCACCAACCAGGCTTACATCGATCGGCGTAGTCGTTGCGCTGATAATGCCAGATGGGTCAACGTTAGTACGTAATGGCTGTAGCTTTGGACGGGCGCATCCGGATGGGTTTGTATTTTCAAGAGAGAAAATGAATTTTCTCACTGGTGAGTGCACATCATCCTCTGTGCATGTCAGCGATGCACTTATGTCATTGCCATATAGCATGAATACCTCCCATTATTATGGGCAGGTGGAGCTGGATGCCCTGAAAGATATTGATGCATTTGCGTATACGTGTGTCGATAGCGGCGGGCAGATAAGCAGAATAACCATATCTGCAGGCTTCAGGAATGAATCTGTAGAAGGAACGGAGATTTTGATAAGGGGTAAATAATTATGAAGATTTTTGACAACGGTGAATACCGGAAAGCTACTCCAGATAAAATCGCCGAATTGGAGGCGATAGCAGCCGCCGTACCCCCGCCGGAGCCCACCGACGCCGAAAAAATAGCCGCCCTGCTGGCGGCCCTTGAAGGAGGACTGCAAAATGCCTGATATCTACAAAGCCCTTGAGGCTATCGCCCGGCGCGCGGCCAAAGATGCCCGCATAGCAGCCCCCACCGCCTCGGCAGATGATGTGATTGCCGATATGGCGT